GATAGGGCCGAGTGGCCGGCCGTGGCGGACCTGCAACATCTGTCGTCAGGCCGCTCGTCGCCGGTACGAGGAAAGGCGCCGTTAGTGAGCGCAGGCAATATCCCAGATAGTGACGTTTATCGGGACCTGCTCGTCAAGGTCTACACCGCCTTCGAGATGATGCCCTGCCTTCACGGCGCTATCCGCACCAACATTCGCGAGGTCCGCGGTGAAGTGAATCGTGCCCTCGACACGTTCATGCCTGAACTGATCGCCCTCATGCCGGACCTGGTCTCCGACGCCGCGCCCTGGCCGCCCCTCTGGGCTCCCGACATCGGCGAGCGCTCATGACTGATAACGGCACTTATCAGGACGACGACTGGCAAGCCGAACTAGCCCAGTACGCCGAGCGGATGCGGATGTGTCTGGCCGAAGCCGGCTATCCACTGGCAGAGGTCCGGATCGAGCCGACGGGCGTCTTCGTGGACGGCGCTCCGTGGGATGTGGCATTCCGGGCAGGGGAGATCGCGAATGGCAGATAACGGCCGGGACGGCACGTGTTGCACGGAGGACCGCTGCCGCCGTAAAGCGCCGATCCTGATCGGTCACGGATGGCTGACCGACAAGTGGTTTGCCATCACCCGATATCGGCGGCTGGACGGCGAGATGGTCGAAGCGCAGGAAAAGCATGACATCACCGACCAACTCCATACCGCTCTCATCCAGGCCGGATGGACACCTCCAGCAGAGGCCGACCGTGGCTAGTCCTGATAACCCCGGATATCAGGAGGAGATCCAGTACGGCTGCGCCTTCGAGATCGACGGACACGAGCACATCGAACTATGCAGCTCGCTTGAGCAGGCGCACAGCAGGATCGGCAACCTGATCCGACACCATAAGCGCCACGCCGTCAGCGCCGAGAACTACCGCGTCGTGAGTCGGACCGTACAGGTCGGGCCGTGGCAGTCACATGGTCACTAGCGTGTATGGACAGTGGCAACGCAACGCAGTAGTCGGCCGTGGCGACGGGTGAGAGAGTACGTGTTGGACCGTGACCGTGCACGGTGCCGCATCGCCGGCCCGGGTTGCACTGGGTGGGCGACCACGGTGGACCACATCGTTGCTGTGGTGGACGGGGGGTCGAACGACTGGGGCAACCTGCGCGCTGCGTGCCGTACCTGCAACGGGCGGGGTGGGGCGCAGATCGCGAACGACCGTCGCGCCGACCGGGCCCGCTACCTGACGGGGGTCGCCGACTACCTGACACGGTTCTGACAAATGGGGGGGGTGCGATTTTTTGGGGCGAGGCCGGCCGGACATCCCGCATACTTTCCGTTTTTGTTCGAGAGGCCCGGGGTCGGGTCGGGTTCGGGCGGATCGTGAGTGACCGGCCGCGGGTACGCCGCCATCGGGGTCGGGTCGAGTCCGGTTTGGACGCCAACCTGCTCGAGCGGAAAGACATCCTGGCTGCGGCCAGATCGGCGCTCCGGGCCCTCGCTCACGGGCTCGACCTGGCCGAAACGTCCGGTGACCCGGACCTGATCGCCACCGCCGGCCGTGCCTACTTCGACGCCCTCACCACCAACGGGCTCACCACGTCGGGCTCGAGGCCCGTCGACGCGTTCGATCAGCTCATGGCCGACATCAGCAGGGCCGGAGCCGGCGCTAGCGACCCCTCGCCGCCCTGAACGCCAGACCTACGGGGCGGCCATAGCGACCCTGGCCAGGGCGTTGGGCCGGCCGCTGATGCCGTGGCAGAAGTACGTGGCGGACGTGGCCACCGAGGTGGATGCGGACGGCCGGTTCTGTTACAAGCTGGTCGAGGTCACCGTCCCGAGACAGTCGGGAAAGAGCCTGCTCGACGGGGTGGCCATGGCTCACCGGGCGCTGATCGTGCCGTCCGGGCGGGTTTGGTTCACCATGCAGACCGGGAAGGACTCGGTCGACTGGCTCCTGAACGAGTTCTGGCCGCTGCTGGGGGCGTTGGGCGCCGAGGTCCATCTGCGGCGGGCGGCAGGGTCGGAACACATCAAGTGGCACCGCTCCGGGGGGCTGGTGCGGCCGTTCCCGCCGAACGAAACCGGGCTGCACTCGAAAGTCAGCGACTTGGTGGTGGTCGACGAGTGCTGGGCGTTCGACCAGATGCAAGGCCAGGCCATCGACATGGGGGTGGTGCCGACCCAGGCGACCCGGCCGAACGCCCAGACGTGGAAGGTTTCGACGGCGGGGACGGCCCGTTCGTTGTGGTGGCTGGGCACCGTCGAGGCGGGCCAGGCGGCGGTGAACGCCGGCCGCGATTCGGGGGTGGCGTACTTCGAGTGGTCATGCCCCGACGAGCTCGACCCGACCGACCCCGATTCGTGGCCGGTTTATCATCCGGCGTACGGGCGGACGATAGGGGCGTCGGCCATGCAGGCGGCGCTCGACCAGCTCGGCCCCGACGAGTTCGCCCGAGCGTACGGGAACCGGTGGGTTTCGACCGCCGCTCGGGTGATCCCGGCCGAGGCGTGGCGGGTGGCGGCCGAGGACCCCGCCGAGCTCCCGGTAGGCGGGGTGGCGGTCGGCTTCGACGCTGCAGTGGACCGCTCCGACGGGGCAATCGTGGTGGCCTGGCGCGACGAGGGCGGGATCGCTCACCTCGAGGTGGCCGACCAGCGGCCGGGCACCGGGTGGATGGTGGACCGGCTCGAGGAGATCGTCGCCCGCTGGGCTCCGGTGGCGGTGGCGTTCGACGAGGCGGGCCCGGTGCTCGACCTGGCCGACGCCGCCCGCCGGGCCGCCCTGGACGTGGTCGGCCTGAAAGCCCGGGAGTATGCCGGGGCGTGCTCGGGGCTGCTCGAGGCGTTGTGCGCCGAGCCGCCCGGGGTCCGCTATCGGCCGCATCCGGCGCTCGACGCCGCCGCTCTGGCCGCCGTGCGCCGCCCGTTGGGGGATGCGTGGGCGTGGGGTCGACGCCAGTCGGCCGGGTCGATAGCGTGCCTGACGGCAGCGACGGTGGCGCTGTGGGCCCTCGATCACGCCCCGGCCGGGCTCGGCGACTTCCACATCCTGTAACGGGATTCGGTACCCGGCGTTTCAGTGGCGCTAACCTTCGCGAGCAGTGTCGATGGTGTGGTCGCGTAACCCGGGTCCGTGGCCGGTCGGTCGACCCTCTGCCGGTGCCCCGTCCCTGCGGTTCGCGCCGCCGGCCGGCACGAACGCCATGGTCGGCCCGTTCGTGTGGGACGCCACGTCAGCCCGTCAGATCCCGTCGGTCGCCCGATGTTTGCAGATTTATTCGGGGCTGGTCCGCCAGATGAAGATGGACGCCTACCGCGGCGACCTGAAACTACCCAGGCCGCGCCTGCTCGAGCGGCCGGACCCGTTGAACGCCGGGTCGTGGTTCGTCGGGATCTCCGTCGAGGACTACCTGATGTCAGGTAACGCCGTGTCGCTGATCACGTCTCGGGGGGTCGATGGGTGGCCGCTGACGGTCCAGTATCTGCCGATCAACTACGTGTACATCGTGTGGGTGCCCGGCCAGGCCCTGCCCGATTACTACTACTACGGGCAGGTCCTGAACGTCGACGACGTGATCCACGTGAAACGAGGCGCTGACCGCTGGTTCGGCGCCGTGCGAGGGGTCGGGGTGGTGGAGGAGGCGTTAGGGACGCTCGACCGGGTGGCCATGGAAGAGGTTTATGAGGCCGCCACTTTGGCCGGCTCGGCGGTGCCGAGCGTGGCCATCGTGGCCCCGCAGTCGTCGCTCACCCAGGATGTCGCCGACCACGCGGCCGACCAGTGGGAGCTCAAGTACGGCGGCCCGAACCGGCGGCCGGCGATCCTGCCCAACGGAACCCAGGTGATCCCCCTCGCGTGGTCGCCGAGTGACACGCAGCTGATCGAGGCCCGGCACGCGTCGCTACAGGACGTGGCCAACCTGTTTAACATCGACTCGTACTGGCTGGGCGCCCCGGTGGCCGGGCTGACCTACAAGACGGCCACCCCGCAATACCAGCAGGTCCTCCGCACGTCGCTCGAACCGGTCCTAGCCGACCTCGAGGACGTGTGGTCGTGGTCGTGGCTGCCGCGCGGCCAAACCATCCGGTTCGACCGTAACCAGCTCCTCTCCGATGATCTGACGGTGACGTCGACCGCGGCGACGCTGCTTTACGGGGCGAAAGTTGTAACGCTCGACGAGGCGCGGGCGATGATCAACTTGGCGCCGTCGGATGAGGACATGGGGCCGCCGTCCCCGCCGCCGCCACCTGTGCCGCCGGTACCGGTCTCACCTCCTGGCTTGCCACAGCCGGTACCGGCGGCCCAACCCGAGGAGGTCCCGGCGTGACCGAACCCGAAACCAGAGACTTCGCCGCGGTCCTGAACTTGCGCGACGTGCAGGCGGTGGGCCGGCCGTACCGGTTCATCGAGGGCCGCGCCGTCCCGTATGACGAGTGGACGGCGGTACGCACCGCGCTCGGGTCGTTCCTCGAGCAGCACCGTTACGGGTCGTTCAAGCGGACGACCAGCCCGTCGCGGCCGGGCGGGCAGAAACTGCCGTTGTTGTTGTTCCACGACAACCGGTCTTTCCCGATCGGGCACGCCGAGAGCTGGTCGCACCCCCACGACGGCCTGCACGGCATCTGGAAACTGAACGAGTCGCCCGAGGCGCAACGCGCCGCCCAGGCGGCCGAGGCCGGCGACCTCGTCGGCCTGTCGGTCGGGTTCAACGACGCGGTGGCCCCGGCGTGGGAAGACGGCGACCCCTTCGCCGACGACGAGGACCTCATGCCCCGGGTGTCCCGGGTCGAGTCCAGGCTCCTCGAGGTGTCGATGACCCCGACCCCGGCGTTCGAGTCGGCCGGGGTGACCCATGTCCGTTCGGCGTGGCGGCCGCCGACCCCGCCGCCGCCGCCGGTGCGCGAGGTGGATCGCTGGCGGCGCATCGCCGAGGACCTACACTCCCGGTAGCGACGCACGCGGCCGACCCCGCCCATCCCCCGGCCACCACCCGAGCCCAGGCTCCCTGGTGGCCCCGGATGCTGGCCCGTCGGAAAGCCCCGCCGGCTGCCCACTGACGTTCTCTGACGCGGAGGTTTTCCGATGAACCCTGTCCTCGACCGACTGCGCGTCCAACGCGCCGAGCAGATGGCGGCCATGGACGCCGTGCTGTCCCAGGTGACCGACGACCGCGACCTCGTCGACGCCGAAAAGTCGCTCCTGACGGCCACCCAGCAGCGCCTGGCCGAGATCGACGCCCAGATCAAACCGCTGGCCGACTACGAGGACATGAGAGCAGCTCACGCCGCGGCGGCGGGCGCCCTGCCCCAACCGCGCGGCGACATGGTCCCGGCGCAGCCCCGACGTATCGACGCCGACCTGCGCGGTTTCGCCTACCCGTCGGCCGGCGCCTATCTGGTCGACTATCTGCGGGCCCATGGGATCACCGACCGCGGCAACCCCGACCCTCACGCCGCGGCCCGTATCTCCCAGACCCGGGCCGTGGCCGACCAGAAAACGACCGACACCACCGGCATTCTGCCGACGCCGATCGTCGGCCAGGTCGTGAACCTGATCGACGCCAACCGGCCTTTCATTTCCTCTCTGGGCGGCGCCAAGGCGCTCGCCGGTATCCCGGGGGCCACGTTCACCCGCCCGAAGATCACCACCCATACCACCGTCGGCCAGCAGGTCCCGGCGGGCGGGGCGGGCGAGAAAACGCAGCTGCCGTCTCAGAAAATGACGATCAGCCCGGTCCCGTTCGCCAAGAACACCTACGGCGGAACCGTCGACATTTCCCGCCAGGACATCGACTGGACCAGCCCGTCAGCGTGGGACATTCTCGTCCGCGACCTGGCCAACGTGTACGCCGTGCAGACCGAGACGGCCACCGCGGCGGCGTTCAAGACGGCGGCCACGGCCACCCCGGTGGTGGTGGCCACCAACGACCTCAAAGGGTGGACGCTGGCCCTGTACACGGCGGCCATGCACTCCTATCAGGGCGGGCTCATGATGCCCGACCGGATCTGGTGCTCTCTCGACGTGTGGGCGGCGTTAGGCAGCCTGGTCGACGTGGCCCGGGTGGTCATGCCGCCCGACTCGGCGGTCGGCGGCGACGCCATGGACTCGATGGACATCGGCGGCTCGAGCCTGGCCAGTTTCCGGGGCGACATGCTCGGCGTGCCGCGCATCGTGGTCCCCACGTTCGCCGCCGGCACCTGCGTCGTCGGGCCGTCCGGTCTGTTCGAGGTTTACGAGGAGGTCATCGGTTTGCTGTCGGTGATCGAACCGTCGATTCTCGGGGTGCAGGTCGCCTACGGCGGGTATCTGGCGTCGGGCAGCCTGGCCGCCCCGGCGTTCATTCCTCTCACCCCGCCTGCCGGTATGCCGACCATGGCCGAGATACCGTCCGAGGAAGAGCAGGCCGACACCTCGACGTCTCGGGCCAAGAAGGCATAAATGGGCTGGTCGATCAAGCCTGAGGGGTCGTGGGGCGTTGCTACCAGCAACGCCCCGGCGACCGACGTGGCGTCGGTGCTGGCCCTACCGGGGTCGTGGAAGCTCGACCAGTACCCCCAGGCGCCAGGCCCGACCCAGCGGCTCTTTGTCCGTAAGGATCAGTGGGGCAGCTTGGCGGCGGCGCCGGGCGTGGACCGGATTTCTCCCATGTCGGGCACCGCGGCGGGCGCCACGCCGGTCACCTTGTCGGGTGAGGGTCTGACCGGCTCGACCGGCGTCACCTTCGGCGGCACCGCCGCCACCGCCTTTGTGGTGGTGAACGACGCCACCGTCACGTGTGTCACCCCGGCCCACGCGGCGGGCGGGGTGGCGGTGGTGGTGGCCAACCCGCGCGGCAACGTCACCATGCCCGCCGCTTACACGTTCATCTGATGGCGGCCTGGCCCACCCTGAAAGAGGTTCGGACGGTGCTGCGTAAGCAGCCCGACCCGGTCGAGGACGGGGTGATCCAGACCGCCCTGGCCGCGGCGATCAACTACGGGCAGGGCCGGATGGGCTCCGAGCTGGTCGACAACGGCGACGGCACGTTCGGGCCGGGCCGGGTGCCGATCTACCCGGGCGACACGACGGCCCTGCCCGACGCCGCCCACGAGGCGTGCCTGATCCACGCCGCCCGGCTGTACCGGCGCCGGGACTCGGTCGACGGCACCATCGGTTTCGGCGACCTCGGGGTGGTGCGGGTGGGCCGCACCGACGCCGACCGCGACGACCTCTACTTCAACGTCGCCCCGATGGTGTTCGGGTGAGCTGGTCGCGCACCACCGCGGTGGCCGCCCTCGTCTCCGCGCTCAACACCGCGGCCGGGAACCTCCCGGACGGCACGGCCGGCACGGTGTTCGTGTTCCCCAGCCCGCCGGACACGGTCAACCCCCCGGCGATAGTGGTCGGCCGGGCCACCCAGGTGCTCTACGGCACCGCGGCGCTCGGGATCGACGAGGCCACCCTGCCGGTCCTGGTCGTCGGGCCCCTCGACGGTGAGGACATCGTCGACGGGCTGATCGCCACGGTCCGCCAGGCGCTGAAAGACCCCATGTTGGGCGGCAAGGTGCAGAACGTGTACGCCGAGGCCGAGCGCAACTGGTCGAACCTCAACGTGGCCGGGGCCGACCTGTTACAAGCCGAAGTGACTCTCATGATCCAGATGTAAGGAAAGGAACCGCTATGTCAGATGTGATGGACCCGCCCGACGTCGAGCTGCTGGCCGCCGGGGACCCGACGCCGCCGGTCGCCACCCCGCTGATCCTCAACGACGCCTATTTCGAGCTGGGCGGCGTCAACCTGCGCTGCCTGGTCCAGCACCTCGAAGTCAGTCCCGAGAACAAGCCTGTGACGGTTACCTCGTTCTGTGCCGAGACGGACTATCCGGGGGTGACGAAATGGCATCTCCGGGTCACGTTCTACCAAAGCTTCGATACCGGGGCGACGTTCGCCACGCTCCAAGCCGCTTATAACGCCTACGTGGCGTCGGGGGCGACGGTGAACTTCAAGGCCCGCCCCTACTCGTCGAGGGTGGCCGCGGCTAACAACCCGATTATCTCCGGGCAGGCCATCCCGCAACCGTTCGACTACCTGATCGGCGACGCCGGGGCGGCGTCACAGGTCCAGATCGACTGGAACCTGACCGCGTTCCCGACGGTCGACACCGGGGCCGTGACCGCCACGGGGGCGACCGCCGGTTCACCCGGGTTTTTCACCCCGTCGGGCGCCAACTCGCCCGCCAACCTGGCCGCCCTCACCGGGATCACCGCCAGCCCGGCCACGGCGTGGCTGACCGGTCAGTACGTCATCACCGGCGACCTGCTGGCCGCTCACTGGTCGGGGTCGGCGTGGGTGGCAGGCAAAGCCTGATGGTCGAACCGCTGGTGGCGGTGGTCGGGGCGAAAGCGTTACGCAAGGACATAAACCGCATGACCAAGGACGAACGGTCGCCGCTCTACTCGGCCATGAAAAAAGCCGGGTACGCCGCCGTATCTCCGATCGTCCCCGCGGCCAGGGCGGCAATCCCGCAGTCGGACCGCAAGGCCAGCGGCCGGCACCGCCCGGGCGCGCTGGCCGGGTCGATACGGGCCAGCGCCTACAAGTCGGGGGCGGCGATCAGGATGGGCTCGAAAGCGGTCCCGTGGGCCGGGTGGGTCGAGTTCGGCGGCACCCGACGCCGGCCGAGGGTGTCGGAGCGGCCGTACGTGAAGTCCGGCCGGTACCTGTTCCCCGCCGCCCGGGCCCTGTCGTCGCGCGCCGCGTCGGAGTACTCCGACGCCCTGAACACCGTTTTCGCCCAGTCGGGGGTTTGGACCAACTCGACCGACACCGCGACGGGCGTCCATGACTGACAACGGCCCGCTGCCCGAGGTGGTGTTCGTCACCCAGTCGTTCATTCAGCGACTCCCGGCGCAACGGCTCATCGACCTTCTCAAACGGCTCGAGCCGGACGTCAAGTTCGCCGAGCTGATGGAAGACCAGCCGCCCAGGATGATCGCTTTTAGGGCGTTGACACGCGACCACCCGGCCCGCGACCCCACGTCTTTGTGGGCCCACGCCTATGACGTGGAGGTGGCCATAGTCGAACCGGACCCTACGAACGGCAGCGCGCCGACGCTGTCGCCGCCCTCTGCCGCTACTACCGCATGACCCCGGGCGAGCTCGACGACGTCGACGACGAGACGTTCGCGGCCATGATCCGGCTCATGATCGCCGAGGCCGACGCCATCCGGGCCAACAACGCCAAACTCCCCACCAGGTAGCACGTGGCCGGCCCTTCGATCACCGTACGGGTCCTCGGCGACCTCGGCGGGCTCGGCAAGGCGTTCGACTCCGCCGCGGCGAAAGGGGCGACCGCCGCCAGCGGTCTGCACAAAGCGTTCTCCGGCACCCTCGACGCCCTGAACAAAACCGGCGTGCTCGGCCCGTTCGGCGACGCCCTCAGCGGGATCGACGAGGCCATCGGGTCGATCGGCAAGCACGCCAAAGACATCGGGCCCTCGATGCTCGGGATCGGCGGGGCCATGGCCGGGATCGGCGCCGGCCTGTCCGCCGTCGGGTCGAAAGACCAGGCCGCCCACCAGCAGCTACAAGCGTCGGTGGAGGCCACCGGGGCGTCGTATGACGATTACGCCAAAAGGATCGAGGGGGCGATCAAGCATCAGGAAAAGTTCGGTGACACCGCCGGGCAAACCCAGGACGCCCTCCGGGTGCTCACCCAGGCGACGGGGTCGCCGACCAAAGCCCTCGGCCTGCTGAGCGAAGCCACCGACCTGGCGGCGGCGAAACACGAGGACCTGAACACCGCGGCGACCCAGCTCGGCAAGGTTTACAACGGCAACGGAAAGCTCCTAAAGGAGTTCGGGATCCAGACCACGAAGGCCGGCTCCGCGACGAAGGGTTTGGAGACGGCGACCAAGCAGGCCAACGCGGCGGACAAGGCGTTGGCGTCGGCGAAGCAGCATCTGGCCGACATCGAAGCTTTGGACGCCGGGAAGAAGAAGCTGACGACGTCGGAGGCGATCCGGCTGCGCGACGCCCAAAACAAGGTTCGTGACGCCACCGTGACCGCCCGGACCGCTCACCAGAAGCTGGCGGCCGCGCAGGACGCGGCCAAGAATTCGGCGAAAAACCAGGGCGGTGCCATGGTCGAGCTGGCGGCCAAGCTGCACGGCCAGGCGTCGGCCGCGGCCGACACTTTCGGCGGGAAAATGTCGGCCCTCAAAGCCCACATCGAGGACGCCGCCGCATCCTTCGGGCAGAAATACGGGCCGGCGATCACCGCCATAGGGTCGGGGGTGGCCGTCATCGGCGGGGCGGTCACCGCCACCACCGGCATATTTGAGGCCATGGGCGGGGCGGCCAAAGCGACCGAGGCGGCGTCAGGGGCGGCCACCGCGGCCGAAACGGTGACCGAGGCGGCCGGCGCCCCGCTGCTGCTCACCCTCGGCCTGATCGCCCTCGCCGTGGCCGCCCTGGTCGTCGTCGGCTACGAGCTCTACAAGCACTGGTCGACCATCTGGGCGTTCATAAAACGCATCGTCAAGGATGTGTGGGACTGGATCAAGGTCAACTGGCCGCTGCTCCTCGGGATTCTCCTCGGCCCGATCGCCCTCGCCGTAGCGGTCATCTACCGCTACCACACCCAGATCCTGGCCGCCTTCCAGGCGATCCTGGGGTGGATCGCCCGCGAATGGGGGAAGCTGCTCGGCTGGATCATCGCCCCGTTCGCCGCCGCCTGGCAGTACATCGCCCGCATCTGGTCCGATGTCACCGCCGCGGCGTCGGGGGTGCTCGGCTGGTTCGCTCACACCTGGCAGGCCATATCGGGCACGATCTCGGGGGCCGTCCACAACGGGATAGAGGCCATCAAGTCCGGGTTCGAGAACCTCGTCGGCTACTTCACGCAACTCCCGGCCCGGCTCGCGACCTTGTTCACCCACATGTGGGACGGGATCTGGTTCGCGTTCAAGTCGACCATAAACCTGCTGATCGACGGGTGGAACTCGCTTCACTTCAAGACCCCGTCGTTCAAGCTGCCGTTCCCGCCGCACACGTCGTTCCCGTCGGTGTCGATCGGAGTGCCGAACATCCCCCGGCTGGCTCAGGGCGGGCTGATCACCTCCACCGGGCTGATCCTGGCCCACGCCGGGGAGGCCATCGTCCCAGCCCCGAAAGGCGTAGCCCGGGGCGGGCCGGCGGTGGTCATCAACAACGCCCATTTCTCGACCGAGCTCGACGTCGAGGCGTTCATGCGCCGCGCCGCCTGGGTGGCCAAAACGCAGGCCGTGTGATGGCCGCCTGCGTCCGCTCGGCATGGCTCGACCTGTACGGCGACGGCACCATCACCATGCCGCTCGAATCGGTGGCGGGCGGCTGGTTCTGCACTTCCCTCGACCTCGGGTATCCGCAGCCGCGGGAGGTGGTGTCGGACCGGCCCGACCAGGACGGGGTCGACGACCGCACCCGGTTCATGGGCTCCCGGGTGGTCACGGCGGACATTTCGGCGCTGACCGGTGCCGGGGCCCGGATCGACGCCGTAGCGTCACAGTTCGCCCCGTATATGACCCCGGCGGCGCGGCCGATCCTGCACTACGTGCTCGACCGGCCGGGAGCCGCGGAGCGGGTGTTGACGTTGCGGGCGTCAGGGTATGCGTGGCCGGTCGCCGGGCCCACCCAGCGGGACATTCAGCTTTCGTGGGTGGCGGCCGACCCGATCGTGCGTGACCCGGTCGTCAAGTCGGCGACGTCGTGGGCTGGGGTGACGGGCTCCGGGCGGACCTATCCGCTCACGTTCAACCGGATATACCCGGTCGGCGGGGCGTCACAGACCACCGCCATAATCTCTTCGCCGGGTGACATCGGACCGCGGCCGGTCCTGCGGATATACGGGCCGATCTCCGGGCCCCGGGTTCTCCTCGGTCTCGTCCCGACCGGCGCCGGGCCGTTCAACATCGTTTTCCTGTCGACATATGTGATCGACGCCGGCCATTTCGTCGACGTCGACATGGCCCGCAAAACGGCGTACCGCGACGCCGACCGCTCCCAGTCGGTGCTCGGGTCGCTCGACTGGGTCAACACCAAATGGGGTGTCCTGCCGGCCGCCCCCGGCTACACCCAGATGACGCTTTCCGGGTCGGGCACGACGGCCGTGTCGCAGGTGCAGGCCACCTGGCAAGACGGGTATTTGTCGTGACCGTGGTCGAACCGCGGGCGGCGACCCCGGTCCCCGCCGGTCGGGGCCGCTGGCGGGTCGAGCTGCACGGCCGGACGTACGTGCAAACCCAGACCTACCGGACGGTGATCGCCGAGCTGACCGACGCCCGGGGCCGCCGGCTCGACCAGGCATGGGATTCCTCGGCGACGTTCACGTTCACCCTCGACGGGCACTCGCCCGGCGCGGCGCTGATCACCGAACTAACCCAGGACGTCATCTGTTACCGCTGGGACGAGCAGACCGGCGCCGACAGGATGGTTTTCCGGGGTCCGATCACCCAGGCCGAGGACCAGCTGAACGAGGACTCCCACACCGTCACGTTCACCTGTCACGACTATCTGGCCATGCTCGACCGGCGGATCACGACCAGCGCCATCACCCGGACCGCCACCGACCAGGACACCCTGGTGGCGACGCTGGTGTCAGTGGCGACCCAGACGTTCACGTCGGGCATGCCGGGCGTGCCGCCCGTCGCCTTGTCGCCGGGGTCGTTCCTGCCGATAACGGTCGCCGCGCTCAACCCGGACGGCACCACCCGGGGGGCGTCCGGTCAGCTACGGGACCGGACATGGCCGGCGTCGACGGTGATCGGCCCGGCGATCGACGACCTGTCGAAAGTGATCAACGGTTTCGATTACGACATGACCCCGGGCGCTATCGGCCTGGACAGCCTGCGCGTCTGGTACCCGGCGCAGGGGGTGGCCCGCCCGGACGTGGCGCTGATGTACGGCTCGAACGTGGCCACGGTCACCCGGTCGGCCACGTCGTCGGATTACACCAACTACTGGCGGATCCTCGGGAACAACGGGTCCTCTGACCCGGCCGCCGCCCAGCTGTACTCCGAGGCGTGGAACGCTGACGCCACGAACGGCGCGGCGGGCGCCGTCGGGCTGTGGATGAATGCCGATAACGCCGCCGACGTCACCATCCAGTCCACCCTCGACCAGAGAGTCCAGGGCGCCCTCGCCCTGTCCGGGGTGCTGATCCCGACCTACACCCTCGGGCTCGCCCCCGACGCTTACACGTGGGGCAACCCGAACATGGGCGACACCGTCCCGCTGATAATCCTGTCTGGCCGGCTCAACGTCAACACCAACGTCCGGGTGATGGGTATCTCCTACGACATCGGCGACGACGGCCAAGAAGACGTGATCCTGACCGTGGGGCGGCCGGCGCAAAGCTTTATCGACATGCTCACCCGGGCCGACCGCGACGTCGACGCCCTCACCAGGAGATAACCCGATGGTCAACAGGTACGCCCAGTGGTTGCAGGCCGGAAGCTACGCGGCGTCGGTCGACCGCCGACTCATCGGCGCCCTGTGGCCCGCCCCGGCGTCGACCGGGTGCGCCGTCACCCCGGCCACGGCCATGACGGTCAATATCGCGATCGGCCAGGTCGCGGTCCCGTCGCAGAACAGCACCGGCTCGACGTTGTGCTCGTCCGACGCCACCGACCAGGTCACTTTGACCCAGTCGAACGGCACCAACCCCCGCATCGATCTGGTCACATGCCACCCGCGCGGCAACGACCTCGACGGCGGCGCCAACAACGATTTCATCTTCGACTTCGTGACCGGCACCCCCGCCGCGTCGCCGACGGTGCCGGCCACCCCGGCCGGTCAGGTCGCCCTGGCCCAAATCCTCGTCGGGGCCGGGGTGGCCGCGATAACCGCCGGGAACATCACCGACGTCCGCCCCGGCGGGCTCGCCATCCCGGCCGGCGCCGCGCTGCCAGCCCAGGCGACCGGCCAGGTCAACGTCACCTTCCCGGGCGGCAACGCCGTATCGGGCAACTCGACGGCCACGTTCCCGGTCGGCCGGTTCGCCGTCGCCCCGACCGTCATGGCCATCCCTCTGACGACGGCGTCGGTGTGGCCGACGGTGTTCACCATCACCAACACCTCATTCACCACCCGGGCCTACGGGGCGACAACCGTCGGGGCCACCACCCTGCCTATCGCCTGGTACGCCACCGCCGCCGTTTGATCGAAAAGGAGTCCCGATTGATAGTCACGTGCGACACCCCCGACTGTGAGAACCGAGACATAGCCATCGACGTGCCCGAACCCGAAGACGACACCGAAGCCTGGCAAGTCACTTGCGGGGTGTGCGGCGCCGTCTTGCACGACCAGCCGGCCAAGGTCACATGAGTCACACCCAGACCATCATCCTGCTTATCGAGGTCGGCGTGATCGCCGCCGCCGCCCTGCTACGCATGATCGGCCTGAGAGGATAAACGTATGTCTGAAATACCTTTCGACCAGGACACCCCCGACCCCGACCCCGACGACGAGCCGTCGCATCCGCCGACAACCCCCGACGACGAGGACGGCGACGAGATGGACATCGGCCGCTAGTGGCTCTGAAACGGGTGCAGATCCCGTCGCCTAACTGCTCGGGCCGTTCCGGCGCCGCCGTGCGCCTGGTCGTGGTCCATTGTTCTGAGGGCGCCCAGACCTACCAGTCGCTCGGCAACTTTTTCGCCAACCCCTCGAGCGGCGTGTCCTCGCACACCGGAATCGACGACACCCCCGGGGTGTGCGGCGAGTACGTAGCTAGAGGCTCGAAAGCGTGGACGGCGGCGTCGGCCAACCCTTACGCCGTGCAGACCGAGCTTTGTACCCCGTCGGGCGCCTCGCAGGGCTGGAGCACCGCCACCTGGCACGGCCATCCGACGATGCTGGCCAACTGCGCCCAGTGGATCGCCGAGGAGTGCGCGGCGTTCGGGCTGCCCATCGTGAAGCTCACCCCGACCGAGGCGCAGGGCTCCGGCCGGGGGGTGTGCGGCCATGTCGACCTCGGATCCTGGGGTGGTGGGCACACCGACCCGGGGCCCGCGTTCCCATGGGCCGACGTGATCGCCATGGCTTCGGGTGGCGCCCCGACACCAACCCCGCCGGCCCCGACCGACACGTCAGGAGACAACTTGATCTGCGTAGACCCCAAAACCGGCGGCACATGGTGCGTGGCGTCGCGCGAAGGCGCCGTCAACGCCGAGGGCGGCGCCCCCTACATCGGCGGCACCAACAACAACTCGATGAACCAGGCGAAATACCCGTGCGTCGGGATCGGCCTGCGCCCAGGCGATGACGGGTTCCGAATCGTGCTCGACTGGGGCGACGGCGGCGGCGGCATGTCCAAGGACAAGACCGGCCGAAGATTCCGAACCTACGACTTCCCGAGAAACGGGTCAGGCAAAGTCAGCGGCGGCACCTACTGAGAGGTGCCCTGGAAAACCAAGCGCCTGCTCTACCTGATGGCCTGCGGGTTCGGGGTCCTCGCCCTCGCAATCATCGTCCTAGTCAGGGAAAAGAGCCGCGGCACCGACACCGACCTGCTGGCCTACGTGGCCATCCTGGGCGGCATCGCCATCATCCTCACCAACCTGCCCAACGGCAACGGCAAAACCTGACCGACCGCACCCACAGACTCATCGTCCTGCTGGCCTGGGTGTCGATCGCCGCCGGCAGCATCGCCCTGGCCGAGCTCGCCTACCTGGCCATCCGACTGTTCACCTGAAGCATGGCGGCCCGCATTTCCGCCGCCGAATGGCGGCGAAGGTAACGCTCCGTCGTCGCCAAGGACGCGTGACCCAGGAATTCCTGCACGAGACGCACGTTGCCGCACCCGTCGAGCAGGTTCGACGCCGCGGTGTGTCTGAGGGCGTGAGCTGACACCCCGTCGTAACGGCCGCCTTTGATCCCCGCGGCGTCCATCCACCGTGACACCAGCATCGATATCCGGTTGGCCGACAACCCCACGATCGGCCCCGACCGGCCGGCGCAACGCCGCTCGAGCATGACCGCTACGTCGTCGAGGACCTGCCCGTAACGTACGTGGCCGCCCTTGCCCACCACCCGCAATTCCGCAGCGGAATTGTCCCAGTCGGTCACGACCAGGCGGGCGACCTCGACGCAGCGCAACCCGAGCTCGACCATCAACGCCACGATCAGGCGGGCCCGGTCGTCGGGCAGCACCATGTTCAGGCGGGCCACCCGCCCGGCCGACAGGTGGCGGGGTTCGGCGCGCGGCTCGCGGACCTTGGCCAGCCGGGCCGACGGGTCGACGGTGAGCAGGTCGTTGTCGATGGCCCACCCGCAGAAAGTCTTGAGCGTCGACAGGTAGCCGCGGCGGGTGGCCGGGGCCTGGTCGCCCACGGTGGCCTGCCAGGCCAGGATGTGGGCCCGCTCGAGCTCGGCGACCTCCAGGTCGGGCCAGGTGTGGGCCAGGAGCCGCAACCGCCAGGCCAGCTGACGGGCCGACGTGCCGGAAATTTCACCTCGATCGCGACGGTCGGCGGCGTAGGCGGCGATGGCATCGGCGAGCAGCATGGGACACTCCCGGGTCACAGTCACCGCCCGACCCGTGTCTAGGCCGCCGCCGCTAAGCGGTGGGGCACAATCAACCATCCGGTTGATGTCCGACGATTCGGACGCTTCGGACCCTTCGGGCGCGGCTTGGGCCCGGCGGTGACCTCGGGCAGCGGGGGAGCGTCGCCATAGCGGAGCCAGTCGAGCGGGACCCCGCAGCGCATGGCCCACAGGCGCAACACGGTGAGCGGTACCCGGTTGTGGCCGGTCTCGTACCGGCTGAGCGTGACCCGGGACAGGCCGAGGTATTCGCCCATCTGTTCCTGCGACAGGTCGGCGACCGTCCGGGCCTTGATCATGCGGTCCCCGACGGTCCACTCCGGCACCACCCCAACCCCTTCGTTACTCATGCAACGAAGGTAACCTATGGAACAGATGTGGTCAAGTCGTGTTACCGGGCCTGGTTGATACGTAGCAGGCGCATCCCGTACACCCGCTCGTTACGTTTGAACACCTGCGGCGTGGTCATCGGCAGCGACTTGTCCGCCGGTTCGTATTTCGGTTGGCCGGAGTAGGCGGCCATGACCGCGGCCCGCTTGTCCTCTGCTTCGTTCACCACTTCGAGCTTTTCCGCGACCTTGGCTTCTGCCCGCTTCACCTCGCTGGGCGAGGCGCCAGCTGACTTCAGAGCATCCGCCCTGGCTTCCGCCCGCTCTACAGCCTTCTTGGCGTTCCGCACCTTGCTCTTCGTGCGGTCAGTTGTCCTTCCTGCCGGGGTGAGGGGTGGCTTCTTGGGCCGGACGACCATGTGCTGATCGCTGCGCAGCACGAACCGGAACGGCCGGAGCTCTTCGCCGGCGTCGAAGGCGACCACATAACCGGCCACGGTCGGCGGCGTCAGGAAGGTGTGCCGCTTGCCGCCGGAGGTGAACCGGATGGCTTGCACGTCGACTGAGACCCGGGTGGCGTCAGGGATGGACCGGGCGATCGCGGTGGCCACGACGCAACGCGATGAATTGTTGACCGTCGCCTGATCGATATCAGCCTGGGTCACCCGGACCGGGATATTGCCGTTGGTTCTCTGCTCGTCGTTGGTAGTCATAGCGGCCCACGATAGCGGAGGGATAAACGTTATCCCTCCGGCCTTCCGGGTTTTCCGGTTACGCCGCCCTTGACACCGGATGTTACATCAGTAACGCTAAGTAACTAATGCAACCCGATGACCTCCTTACCACCAACGAAGTGGCCGACCTGGCCCGAGTCAGTCGACAGACCGTCTGGCGCTGGGCTGAAGAAGGCCTGCTTCCGACCGCCGTCGAGCTGCCAAGCGGTCACCGCCGGTTCCGCCGCTCCGACGTAGAGAAACTCATCACGCCGAAGGCGGCATCATGACCGCCCGCCGCCTGATCGCCCTCGACGCCGCCATCGTCGTCGTGTTCGCCGCCCTGTGCTGGGGCATCGTCGCCGGGGCCCTGCTGTGACCGACCTTGTGCCCGATGGGGCAGCCCGGCTCACCCCGGCCGAGGCCAGAGGCCAGATCGAATGGGTCCGGGCCCAGATGCGCGAAGCGCTCGTCGAAGGCGTCGACTACGGCCAGTACCCGGGCTGGGCCCGCCCGGCGCTATTGAAGGCCGGCGCCGAAACCTTGCTGCTCGCGGCGCGCCTGTCGTCGGCTACCACCCAGGTCGACGACGACGACGCCCGTGACCATCGCGGCGTCCGCTACGTGTGCCTGATCGCTACCCACGAAGGCCAGTTGATCGCCCGGCGCGAAGGCTACGCCGGTTACGACGAATCCCGTTTCGCCAACTTGACCGGCTGGAAAGCCGACTGGAACAACGTTCTCCAGATGGCCCAGAAACGGGCGGTGGTCGCCGCCACGAAGGCAGCGCTGGCCGCGTCCAGCCTGTTCGCCGAGGGCGACGACCCGCCGCCGCCGCCCGAGGCCCGACCGCCGCGCGGTGGACGGCCGCGCGGTGACCGGGCCCCCGAACACGTGTACGACGACGCCCCCGAAGCCAGGGGCTACCGGTGATGCGGTGGCGGTGGGCTCACTGGCGGGCCCGCCACTACCTTCTGAGCGCCGAGCTGGCCTACCGCAACAATCCCAACAACCGCAACCTGGCGGCGTGCGAGCGGGCCGGCCGCTACCTCGAGCAGCTCCGGGCGGCCCGGCCGTGACCGTCACCGCGTTCTCGGCCAAGTTCTCCCGGATCTGCGACCGCTGCGACCACAAGATCACGCCCGGCCATCTGATCTACCGTCTCGACGACGGCGAGCAGATCTGCCGCGATTGCGCCTGGCGGGAGGCTACCCGTGACCTCCGGGGGTGAACATCGCCGCCTACATGGCCGCCCTCGACATCTGGGATCTGGACCGCACGGCGAAACACGCGGTGCAGGCCGTCGCCGGTCGGGCGTCACGTTACACCGGGGCTGTGACGGTGTCGGCGGTACGGCTGGCGGCGGACATGGGGGTGCATCACGTGACGGCCCGCCGGGCGTTGGACCGGGCCGTCGAGGCGGGGTATCTGACGGTGGATAAGCCGCTCGGGATATCCCCAACATGGCATCTGACCCCGCGCGTCACGCGCGGGGTAACCCTGCGCGTTGACGCGCCTGACCCCGCGCGTGACGCTAAGGGGGTCTACGCGTCTGGGTCGCGGACTATGGAGTCTTTGGAGAAGATCAAGGAGAGCGCGGCCCGCCACCCTGCGGGCGGCCGCGCTGGGGACAAACCTGTCCGCGGGCCGTACGACCACTACCCGGACTGGACCGCCGAGGCCCGCCGCGCCGCGCTGGCGGTCTACGACAACGGGGAGGAACCGCAATGAAGCACAAGCCGCCGCCGCGCTGCTCGCGCTGCGACGACCACGGCCTGGTCGTGCTCGACCGGCGCCTCGAACAGAAACCGGGGGAGTTCCGGTGGGTGGTCGAGGTGTACCGCTGCGACTGCCCGGCCGGTTACGACCGGTCGAAGGCTTACAACCTGGCGCCGCCGCTGGGCGACGTAGTCCACGAACATCTGTCGGGCCGCGACTTCTCCCGGATCCAGGTCGAACGGATCCGCCGCGACGTGCTGCACCTCCCGCCCCGCGCCGACCTCGACGAGTGAACCATTTATGACCCCTGATGACCGAAATAACACGGGTGTACTCTTCCCTGACAGCGACGACCGCCCGGGTGCGGATATCACCCGGGCGGCCAGTCACCCAACCTTGTCTGAGAAGGAGGATGACCCTGATGTCGTATCAGCAGGACCACTATCGGTCCAAGCGCGAAGGCGACCTAATCGCCTTCGCGCCCGTCCAGCTGTCGCTATTCGACGACGAACCTGGGCCGCTTTCGTGCGGCTACTTGTACGCCGCGTGGCGCCACGGGTGGATCAAGATCGGCTACAGCGTCAAGCCACCGCGTCGCATGACCGAGCTGCGTGCCGCGCTGCTCGCTACCACCGACCGCGACAAGACGAAGCGGGACGAAGACCGTGTCCACATGGTGCTGCGGCCGTTCCACATGGCGCACGAGTGGTATCACCCCGCGCCACAGGTGATCGCCTGGGTGGTGAACCTGCCGCATCAGCACGACTGGCCGCCGCCCGTGGTGCATCTGGCCGCCTAGGCGCGTTCGGCACGGCCGGACACGCCGGGCGCGTCCAAAAGTCCGGCCGTGCCGAAACGGAGCGCGCCCCTAATGCCTGATGAGGGCCTATTTACGGATAATCGTGCTTCTATGTGGAAAGAGTTCCCGGATTCACAATGTGATCTGTGGACCGGCCCGGTCAACCGCACCGGCTACGGCGTCGCCCGAATGGGCAAGACCACGACATCGGCGCACCGCTCCATGCGGATCCTTCTACGTGGCCCGATCCCCGACGAGCTCGAAGTAGACCACCTCTGCCGCAACCGGCTGTGCGTCAACATCGACCACCTCGAGCTGGTCACGCCGAGCGAGAACGTGCGCCGCTCACCACGGGCCCAGGTGACCGAGTGCCCGCGCGGTCACCCGCTTGACGGCGACAACCTCCATATCCAGATAGGGCCGAGTGGCCGGCCGTGGCGGACCTGCAACATCTGTCGTCAGGCCGCTCGTCGCCGGTACGAGGAAAGGCGCCGTTAGTGAGCGCAGGCAATATCCCAGATAGTGACGTTTATCGGCGACGGCC